CTATGAGGCAACAGGAAATGGCTACCTTGAAATAGGTAGAACAACTGCTGGTAATATTGGATATATTGGACATATCCCAGCTAAGACAATGAGAGTACGTCGTCTTCGTGATGGCTTTATTCAATTACTTTATGGTAAGGCTGTATTCTTTAGAAACTTTGGGGACGATACAACAGATAACCCAATTCTTGGGCAAGAAGATCGTCCAAACGAAATTATTCATTTTAAAAAGTATACGCCAATGAATAATTATTATGGAATCCCAGATATTATTGCAGCACAAACTGCGCTGGCAGGTAATGAATTTGCTGGTAGATATAACTTAGATTACTTTGAGAATAAGGCAGTTCCACGCTATATCATTACAGTGAAAGGAGCAAAACTTTCTCCTGAATCAGAACGTAAGTTGCTTGAATTTTTCCAGGTTGGATTAAAAGGTAAAAACCACAGATCCTTATATGTTCCACTTCCTGCTGATACAGCAGACTCAAAAGTTGAATTTAAAATGGAGCCAATTGAGGCGGGAAATCAAGAGGGTTCATTTGAAAAATATCGCAAAGCAAATAGAGATGAAATCCTATTAGCCCATCGTGTGCCAATTAATAAAATTGGAACTCCAGAAGGTGTTAATTTAGCAGTAGCAAGGGATGCCGATAAAACATTTAAAGAGCAGGTTTGTCGACCAGCTCAAATGAGAATAGAAAAGAAATTAAATAGAATATTTGCGGAAAAGACAGATGCACTCATAATTAAATTTAATGAATTAAGTTTAACTGATGAAGACACCCAGTCTAAAATTGATGAACGATATTTGAGAATGCAGGTAATTACCCCTAATGAAGTTCGTATTCGTAAGGGTATGATTCCTCTAGCTGATGGTGATAAAGTCATTGACTTAAAGGGTCCAGCTCAAGCAGAGGCAAAAACTCAAGCACAAAATACAAGGGTCAGAAGCCAGGAAAGACAAGCTAATTCACCAGATATTTCAGGTGAAGGAAGAAATGCAAAAGGCGACGGACCAAAGGTTCAATAATTTACTCAACCACTATTTGCCTTTTTATATATAAGTCGATAAAATTAACCATATGAACATTGAAAAGTCATATTGGTCTAGCGACGGCAATAATTTACATTTATCTGTTCCGTTTACAAAGGTCAATAAAGAGAATCGTACAGTCTCTGGTTTTGCAACATTAGATAATGTTGACCAGACTGGAGATGTTGTTACGGCGGAAGCAAGCATGAAAGCATTTGAAAACTTTCGTGGAAATCTCAGAGAAATGCATCAATCAATTGCAGTAGGTAAAGTAGTTTCATTTAAGCCAGAAACATTCTATGATCAAAAGTCAAAAGAATTTTATAACGGAGTTTATGTTACATCTTATATTTCAAAGGGTGCACAGGATACTTGGGAAAAGGTTCTTGATGGAACTCTAACAGGATTTTCAATTGGCGGAAAAATTATTGAGTCTGATAATGAAGTTAATAAAGTTTCTGGTCAGACAATTAGATTTATTAAAGATTATGAATTAGTAGAGCTTTCAATTGTTGACTCTCCAGCAAATGAATTATGTAATATTTTTTCTATTGAAAAGGTCGGCGGACAAATGATATTCAAGGGTATGGCTAGTGAAGTTATATCTGAAAACATTTTTTATTGTGAAGAAAGTAACTCCGTGTTTCTTTCAACAGATAAAGTATTTGACTCACCAATTTCTGGTAAGCCTGCCGTATTAATCGGTTGGGTAGAAAAATCAGATATGAATAAGTCAAAGGAAATAGATAAGATTCTTGACGCCTATAAGGTTTCAAGATTTTCGTTGCCTGATACACAAACAATTGCAAAACAGGCAAACGCAGAAGGAGGTAACAAAGTGTCAGATGTACAAAATGATGTAGCTGTTGATGAAACAGTTGCTGAAGAGTCTGTAGTGGTCGAAGAAACCCCTGCAGCCGAAGATGCTCCTGCAGAAGCAGTAGCAGAAGACGCTCCTGCCGAAACTCTGGAAAAAGCAGCCGATGTATCAGAAGTTATGGTTGATGAACCTGATTTTGCAAAGATGCTAGGCGATCTAAAGGGCTTTTTCTCAGACACTCTAAATAAGGCCGCAGAAGTTAATGCTGCTCAAGTTTCAGCTATTAAAGAAACAGTTGAGACATTCAGCAAGACAGTTGACGGTAGAATTTCAGAGTTAGCAGAACAGCACACAGCACTAAGTAACGCAGTAAGTGATATTAGAAATACTATCAACGGCGTTGAAAAGCGTGTTGACGCAGTAGAAGGTGAAACTGCAATTAAGAAGTCCTCAGACCTTGGCGGGTCTCAGGGAGCAACAATCAAGAAATCAAAATGGAACGGTTCTTTCCTCGGTTCCGTAAATGAAATATTTAACTAAGGTAGGTGAAAAATAAATGAGTAATGAAACATTAGAAAAAGCAATCGCAGCTGGCACAACAGCTAGCACAGGATTCGTTTCAAACACTGGTGGTACAGGAGTAAACACAGCATCTGAAAATGGTAATGGTGGTCTTCTAAACCCAGAACAGTCAGCACGATTCCTAGATTATATGTTCGACGCAACCGTAATTGGTAAGGTCGCACGTACTGTTCGTATGAAAGCAGATACAACTGAGATTGATCGCATGTCCGTTGGTGAGAAGCTTGTTAAGCTTGCAACAGAAGGAAACAGCACAGACGCTTCTAACAGCGCTGTCACATTCTCAAAGATCTCTTTGACAACAAAGAAACTTCGCATGGATTGGGAGCTTTCAACTGAGTCTCTAGAAGACAATATTGAAGGTGCTGATCTTGAAGATCATATTGCACGTTTGATGGCAACACAGGCAGGTAATGATATTGAAGACGTTATCCTTAACGGAGACGTTTCTCTAACAGGAGATGCATTGTACAAGTCATTTGATGGCGCAGTAAAGAAGGCTAAGTCATATGGTCACGTAGTTGACGCAGGTGGCGCAGCAATTTCTCGTGCAGTATTTAATAGTGCACTTAAGGCTCTTCCACGTAAGTACAAGCAACGTCGTACAGACTTGCGTTTCCTTGCAGGTTCAAACCTGATCCAGGATTACTTGTACTCAACAAGCAATTCAACAAACTTCGCTAACCCACAAGATATCGCTTCTGGCCTTATCCGTGGTGAAGTTGCTCCAGTTTCAGGTCCAGCAGGATATGTAGCTCCATACGCATTTGGTATTCCAATCGTTGAAGTTCCACTTCTTCCAGAGACACAGGACGGAGATTATTCTGGTACATCAGGATCACACGGTGACGTTCACTTGACATTCCCAAATAACGTTGTTATTGGAATCAAGCGCGATGTAACTGTTTACCGTTTCTTCTGGCCACGTAAGGACTCAATTGAGTACACAATGTATACTCGTGTTGGCGTTCAGATCGAACAAGCAGATGCTTGGGTGGTTGTCAAAAATGTAAAAGTCGCCAGCTAATACATAGCAATCGGCTTTATGATATAATGGGTCTAGGAAACTAGGCCCATTATTCATTTTAGGAGAAGTTATGAAAAGGCATGAATTAAGATCACGTTGGGTTAAAATGTTATCTAGGTGTGAAGATCCAGAAAATTTAAGTTACGCAGACTATGGCGGAAGAGGAATTAAGGTTTGCAAGGACTGGCATGACTTTAATAAATTTTATAGCTGGTGCATTATTAATGGTGTGCAGTCAGATTTGTTCCTTGATAGAATAGATAATGATGGAGATTATAAATCTTCAAATTGTAGATTTGTTACAAGAAAAGAAAATAATAACAATAAATCAAATAATACATACCTAACTGCCTTTGGAGAAACTAAAACTTTAAGCGAATGGGTTGATGACAAAAGATGCAAGGTTGAATATTCTACACTGCAAAGAAGACTTAGATTAGGCTGGCATTCTGAAGATGCCATTTCTATTAAATCTGGAGAAGGCGGTAGGCAGTATAAGCCTAAAAAAGACTCTAAATTTTACAAAGCCTTTGGAGAGTCTAAAACCCTATTTCAATGGTCTAAAGATGAACGCTGCAAGCCTTCGTATAAGATGTTATGGCAGCGTGTTGAGCAACTTGGCTGGCATATAGAAGATGCTATAAAAATTCCAACTAAAACCCTTTCCAAATAATGGCTCTAATGCTATAATTAAGTTACCTAGAACAAAGGAGTATTAACTATGTCATTTGAGACATTTAAAGTAACAGAACTTCGTAAAATTGCGGAGGATTTTGCAGTAGATACAGAAGGATTAAAAAATAAGGCACAAATTATTGCCGCCCTTACAGAAGAAGGTGTAACATTCTTGGTATATGAAAAAACAACTAAGAAATTAGATGATGCTCAAGAACTTGAAGCGCAAGAAGTCCTACCTAGATTTGATCATAAAAAGGATTTGGCGGACGGAGTAGTATTAGTAAGAATGACAAGAGCTAATTTTAGATATGATATTATGGGTAATACCTTTACAAAGGACCACCCATTTGTAGCAATGAAAGAGGATGACGCTCAAAAAATATTCGATAAGGAGGAAGGTTTTCGTTTAGCCACCCCAAAAGAAGTACAAGATTTTTATAGCTAAACTTAAACTAATTAATGGCTGAGATTTATATAAATAGTAACGCACCCATCAAACATAAAGTTTTTTGGAAGGGTGAAATTAGCGATGCAGATAGTAACCCAATCGTAGAAGTATATGATGTTACTGATGATCCAGCTTTAATTCCAGAATTAACTCCAGATAATTTAATTGATACTTTAACTACAGAAAAGACTGAAGTTGATACTGGAGTATATCAAGTATTTTTACCATATTCTTTTACCGCTATTCCAAGACAGCTTAAGTTAAAATGGATATATACTGTAGATGGATCTGAGATGACAAAGGTACATCCTATTTTTGTTGTCCCGCCATATACTGATATTACACAAGCTATGGATGTGTTGGGTCTAGGAGTAGACCCACACGATCCAAATTATAAAACATATTTTGAATTATCAGAAGCAGAAAAATATGCTCGTAAACAAATTGAAAATTTTACAATGCAAAAGTTTTATTTAGCAGATCAATTATTTACTATATATGGAAGCGGAGCAGATTCGCTTCCGATGCCATTTAGAATTGTTGAAATACATGAACTTTATGAAAACGATATACTGCTTGTTGATAAAGTCAATGGAATCAATAACTGGAGTTATGATCTTCAAATATCAGAATCTCAATTCGGTATAAGAATTAATCGTGCTCACATGTTAGATAATACTGTTTATACTGCTAATGGAATGATTCCCCCAACTATTAATGATGTAACTGGTGGAGCATTTCGTAAAGATGTTGCATATAGAGTACAAGGAAAATTTGGTTGGGGAGTAGTACCAGACGAAGTTGAATTAGCCTGTATTGAATTAATGAAAGATTATTTTAATAAAGATAAATGGCGTAATCGTTACATGAAGAGCATCTCAACGTTTGACTGGCAGTTTGAGTATGATTCAAATTCTAGAGTCGGAACAGGAAATCTTTATGCAGATCAACTTCTGCTACCATACGTCTTAACACAAATGCTGGTGATTTAAATGAATGATTTAGCTAGCGGAATGCTAACAATGAAGATGGATATTTATATCCAGTCAGATTCTCAAGATCCTGATACTGGGGCTATTACAAAACAATGGAATTATTCATCTACCGTGCCATGCTATGCTAAAGGCGTTATAAGTAATTCTGCAACTAGTCGCAGTGGCGATAAGCAGATTATGGGAAATAAGTATGCATATCAGCAATACCTAGAAGTTAGAACAGCAAATAAATTAACACTTAGAGAAAAAATAACTAATATCTCTGATATTGCAGGAAATGTAATATGGGAAGAATTAAACTATCCAACAAATACACCTACGGTATATGAAGTAATTGGAACAACACCGCTCACCGATCCATTTGGAGATGTGCTTGGATATAATTCTACGATCAGAAGATCGGAAAATCAGATAATTGGACTCTAGTAGATTACTAATACAAGCAGCAAGCGGACTAGAAAGATTAATGGTCGGAACAAAACCTGGTGCAATAAAGGATAGTAATGTAGCTCAAATATCAGCATTTGTTTATTATCAAGCAAATGTTATAGCTAAACTAACAACAAATACTCAATTTCAAAACAAATTTAGAAAAACAATATTTGATCAAATAAATAAAGATTTCCCAGATTATATAGATGCTCTTGCTAGATCAAAGCCTAAATCTTTGCACCATGTTTATGAATGGAATAAGACAGGTAATGAAGGGTTTAGATTATTTAAACTTAAACAAATAAGCCAGCAAGGTCTATCATTTAAATTAGATTATGAATTATTACTTTCTAAATCTGCCGTCCCAAATACAAAAAGTAAGAAAAAGTTTATATTTGCAAAGAAAGCTTCCGTGATGGAAGCTGGAATGCCCATTAGAATCTCTCCACGGTCCGCTGAGCGACTTGTATTTGAGTTTGGTGGTACAACAGTGTTTATGCCTAAAGGGGCTTCAGTGGTCGTTAAAAGCCCTGGAGGACGTGCATCAACAAATCAATTTAAATTGGCTTATAGTAGATTTTTTAGTGGGCAATTAGTTAATGAATCTATTAAAAGATCTGGATTTCAAAATATATTTAATGCTGGAATTGGACGGGCATTAAAAGTACCAACTGAAATCAGAAAAGTACAATATACATTTTCTCCTGGTAGAATTAGATCAGAAGCAGATATGGCACTAGCTAGTTCATTTGGAGGATCGCTATGACAATTAATTATAAATTAGATGCAATTAATGAAGTAAGAAAATTCTTATGGAGTGAATTAGTCACTAATAAAATCTTTAATGAAACTGAGTATTATAGTGATAATGTGGCTACAACTATAATTCCTATTATTCCCGTCCAGCAATCTCCAGAACTCAATCAATTTTTGAGCGGGAAAAAACATATAGTCTATGACAAGATCAATTCATCATATGAAGACAACTGGCTTATATGTAATGAGCAATTTATGTTCACAATCTATTCAGTAGATATATCAGAGATAAATGAGATTAGAAACTTTATGTTAGACTTATTTAGAAGAATGGATGAGTCTGCCAGAGATATGAATGCATATCCTCAAATTTCAGATAAATTCAAATTCCATACCATTTATATCGCAGATATTACACCAACTACCCCATCAGAAGAATTGCAAGGCTTCTTGTCAGCAGATGTAGTTTTGCAGGTTAAGTATTCTAGACATATAACCCCAAATGGCCGATTTAACTAGTTTGCGTTTTAACCCTAAATGGCCTATTATTATCCTAGAGGGAAGGGCCTAGCCAGCCACAATTAGATTTAAATTTTAGAAATTTCAGGAGGTACTAACAAATGGCAAATTTCAATAACGCCAAGAATATTCTGGTAGGAGCATCACCATTGTTCCTTTCATCAAAAGATTCAACACTATCTGGTTATACAGAGAATATGGAACCAAACAGCGCTGATGGAGTAGCATGGGTAAGTGGAACATCTTATACAACTACACTAAATGGCGATTCTAAATTCCGTAACGTTGGATACACAAACAACGGTCTTCAGATTACATATAACCCAACATATGGTTCAGTAACAGTAGATCAGCTACTTGATACAGCTAAGCTGTTCAAAGAGTCAATGGAAGTTATGATTGCAACAGAAATGACAGAAGGAACTTTAGAAAATGTTATGGCAGTCTTTGGACAGTCTGGCACAGATGTTTCTTCTTCACCAATTTCTGCAACAAATACATTAACAACTGAATCTGGTTATTCAGCTGGAACAGTTAATAAAACAAAGACACTCGGCCTTGCAGCTGGTGCTTTGGGTGTTGCACCAACAGAGCGTCAATTAGTTGCAGTTGGTCAAGCACCAACAGCAGCAAATGATGCAGTTTCTGCAGAGCGTATTTATTATGCTCGTCGTGTACTATCAGTACAACAGTCACAATTCTCACTTTCCCGTAATAATCCAACCGTATTCCCTGTAACATTCCGTCTGCTTCCAGATGGTAATACAGCATACGCTGGACAGGAATATGGTAAAATTATTGACCGTGTTCTAGTAGCAGCAGCAGTTTAATAATCAATTAAGATTATAGAATTCCCCCCAGAAATGGGG